TTATTTTAAACAAGGATATAGATGTAGTTTATCCTTATGGCTTTGAACAATATGATCAAAGAATGTTATCACCGCTAGTACACCTAAACACTAATTTTTACGACAACATGGATCTATTTTCCATTCAAGAAAAATATATTCAAATTGGTTATTGTCGTTTTGGACACGTACAGTTTTTTAAAACTTCCGTATATCGATCTGGATTTATGGAAAATGAAAATTATCAGCACTGGTGTCCCGAAGACGAAGAACGGGGTATACGTTTTGTAAAATTGGGTTATAAAGTTATTTGGTTTAAAAATTTAATTTATCATCAAGAGCACCCACCATCTTCGCTTGCACCACCAAGCAACCGTCATGCAATTTATGAATTACACGATCAACTTTTAAAAATGAATAAAGAAGAAATAACAAAATATTATTTAAACCAAGATTATATAAAAAAATATGCAAACTCGTAATACTTATTCCCAAATACAACAAGATGATGTGTGCGTTCGCAATTGATACCATTAACAATGAAAAATTTATTATTTTATACATTTCATAGACAATGCGAAGAACTTTTATATTCTTCATTATTTTTTAATAAAAGTGAATTTTTAAAAAATAATTTTAATGTAATATTGCATTGTAATAATGTCAAAATGCCATATGAAATTATTAAAAATGTAGCTAAGTTTGAAACAAACGTAGAAATAATAATTACGTCCAAAAATACTGGATATAATTATGGTGGAATAGAAGCAACGTCAGATTCATTTGAATTATTTTATGAATATGAAAATGTAATTCAACTTCACCCAGATTGTTATATAACTGATTCTGAAAAATTAAAAAATATGATGCTAAACACAAAATATGATGTGGCTGTTGCAAAAACTAATCATATTGGGCGCCCATCATATACCACTGATTTTTTTTGTTTTAAACCAAAATATAATTTTTTAAAAAGTTGCCATAAACACTGGCAACGGTATCCCACTGCAGTGCCCGAGCATTATTTTTATGATTGTTTAAAGGAATCAAATTTAAATGTATACGAATTTGATCGCTATCCAAATGGTGATGGTGCGGGATATCGTCATATTGATGAATTTGATTTGTGGCATGTACACGACAATAATAAAGTGAAAGCCTATCTTAATGTCTAAAAAATATGATTATATTATTGTAGGTTCGGGACTATTTGGCGCAATATTCGCTCGCGAATTGACAGATGCTGGAGCTAAATGTTTAATTTTAGAAAAAAGATCACACGTTGGTGGGAACTGTTATGATAAAAATTATGAAGGCATTCACGTTTGCCAATATGGTGGACATATTTTTCACACAAATAGTTTTAAAATATGGAACTATATGTCAAAATACTGTACTTTTAATAATTATGTAAATAGAGTTAAAACATGGTCAAACGGAAAACTTTACTCACTTCCAATTAATCTTTTTACCATGTACCAAGTGTGGGGTGTAAAAACTCCTCAAGAAGCTACACTTAAATTAAATGAAGTTAGAGTAAATATTTTAAATCCAAAAAATTTAGAGGAATGGGCAATATCTCAAATTGGCGAGGAGCTATATCAAAAATTTATATATGGTTATACAAAAAAACAATGGGGGAAAGAACCCAAAAATCTTCCCGCATCCATAATTAAAAGACTTCCTATACGCTTAACCATGGATGACAACTATTTTGAAGATACTTATCAAGGAATACCTGTAGAAGGTTACTCAGCTATTTTTAAAAAATTGTTAGACGGAATTCCCATTGAAACTGGTGTGGACTATCTGCAAGAAAAAGGTAAATGGGATATGATGGCCAATAAAATTGTTTATACGGGTCCTATTGATGAATTTTTTAATTATGAGCATGGAATACTGGAATGGCGTAGTTTAAAATTTAATCATGAAATTTTAAATATTTCAGATTATCAAGGTTTTGCCTCATGCAATTACGCAGACTACGATGTGCCATATACTCGTATTATAGAACATAAACATTTTACATTTGGGCGTCAAAATTTTACTGTTATAACAAAAGAATATCCCCAACACTGGGACAAGGCCCAAGAGAAATATTATCCAATCAATGATGAAAAAAATAATATGTTATACAGTAAATATAAAAACCAAATTAATATCACAAAATATATTTTTGGAGGTAGACTAGCCGACTATAAATATTATGACATGCATCAAGTTGTAGGTTCTGCATTAGCAAGAGTTGAAAAGGAATTAAATTTATGAAAAATTTATTTATCGATTTGGGCACCCATATGGGCAGCGGAGTATTAGCTTTTATCAAAATGTATAATATGACTCCCGACACGTGGAATATACATACGTTTGAACCACAACCCATATTATATGCGCTTGCTGGAACAAATACTACGGCAACGTATGCAGGATACCCATATTCGTTTAAAGATATTAATGAAGCCTTAAGTATTTTTCCTTCGATTGTCAGACACAATGCGGCTGCATCAACAAACGACGGTACTGCATCCCTCTATTTTGAAAAAGCACCAGAAGAGATGCATATGGGTTCTACTATAAATACAAATGTTTCAAGTAATAATAGTAGAGATTTTAGTGGTCAGTCTACACAAGTAAAAACTATAGATATATATAAATTTATACAAAATCAAATTGGCGTTTCAAACATAGATTTGTTAGTTATTAAAGTTGATATAGAAGGCGCAGAATTTGAAGTATTAAATAAATTTTTAGATGAATTATCTAAAAATAATCTTTTAAATGCAAATAAAATTGAGGTGTATTGCGAGTTTCATCACCGGTGTTTACCAAATCATGGTTCTGGGTATCCATCTGTAAAAGATTACCAGAATGAGTTTAGCAAATATAATATTACTTTACACGAATGGCACTAATTAAAAAGGAATAATTGTTCACCATGAATCATTTTTATGAGCAAATACAAGGTTGGTTTGATTTTGAAGATTTATATTCTGAAGCTGTAAAAACATTTCCAGAAGAAAGTCATTTTGTAGAAGTTGGTTCCTGGAAAGGCAAAAGCGCTTCTTTTATGGCTGTCGAAATACATAATTCAAAAAAACAAATAAAGTTTGATTGTGTAGATACTTGGAATGGTTCTGTGGAACACGCATCATACGGAGAAGACTTAAATTCTCTCTATGAAGAATTTACAACGAACATCCAACCAATTAAACATATTATAAATCCTATAAGAAAATCATCGGAAGAAGCAGCAAAAGATTACAAAGATGGGTCTTTGGATTTTGTTTTTATTGATGCATCTCATGAATATGAAGATGTTAAAAAAGATATAAAAGCATGGTTACCAAAAGTAAAAAGTGGTGGATTTTTGGCAGGACACGATACCGATTGGGCATCTGTACTTAGAGCTGTGCACGAAACACTTCCAGAAGCAAAATTTACTTCAAAAAGATGCTGGATTTATAAAGTATGAATAAATTAGATTTTAGTAATACCACATTGGTAATGATAGATGGAACGGGAACCAGTTTTGATGAAAATGAAAAAATTATAAATCAAATGTCAAAAATTTGTAATTTTTTTTCAATAAAACATTTTACCGTATCCAAAACAAACAGTAATATAAGTGAAATAATTTTTTTAAAAAACAACCTATCCTACGAAGATTACCAGAGATTTTGTATTTTTGAAGTGAATAGACACATAACAACGGATTTTGCTTTTTATATGCAAAGTGATGGATTTATAATAAATCCCACATTATTCGACAGAGAATATTTTGCGTATGATTATATCGGTTCTCCTTGGCCTAAAAAAACTTTTAGTGAATCACAAACCGAGCATCTTGTTGGTAATGGCGGTTTTTCTTTAAGATCAAAAAAATTTTTGAACTTATGTGCTAATATTCCGCAAACAAATATTAATGAAGATTTTCTTTTATGTGTTATATATAAAGAATATTTCATTAACAATGGATGTAAATTCGCACCAGCACAATTAGCTAAAAAATTTGGTTTAGAAATACAGATGGACGAATCCCATACACTGAATAATGTTTTTGGCTTTCACGGCAAAGGTCACTTAAAAAAAGCAAAAGAAATGCTTTCTATATCTTGATTATAAGTTATAATAACTAAGTGAAAAAGCCAAGAAAAAACAAAAAAGCATCTGATGCTGATTACGTAAGTAATCAAGATTTATATGATGCTTTAGTAGAATATCGTAAAAAAGTAAGAGAAGCCGAAAACGCAGGTAAGAAAAAACCAAAGTTACCAGATTTTATAGGTGAATGTGTTTTAAAGATAGCAACACGACTTTCTTATAGGCCAAATTTTGCAAACTATCCATATAGAGAAGAAATGGTTTCAGATGCAGTTTTAAATTGCATAACTTACATAGACAATTTTGATCCCAGCAAATCTAATAGTCCATTCGGCTATTTAACCCAGGTTTGCTGGTTTTCTTTTGTAAGAATAATAAACAAAGAAAAAAAAGAAAAATACACTCAGTACAAATACGCAGAACAGCAAAATGACAAAGATTTTCATAATTGGTTTAATGAAACCTATGCTGGTGTGGATATAGGTAGAAGAGATTTCTTTGGCTTGACTGATTTGGATATGGAGCGATTTGATGAAATGCTGGCTCCAAAAAAGAAAAAAAGAAAAAGAAAAACAAAAAATAGTGCTTTAGATTTATGAAAGCTGTAATTTTAAACGACACCCATTTTGGTTATAAAGCAGATTCACCAATTGTACTTGAATATTTTCTTTCTTTTATGGAACAGCAATTGTTTCCATATTTAAAAGAAAACAATATCAAGACCATATTTCATTTGGGTGATGTTTTTGATAGAAGAAAATACATTAATTTTAAAACTTTGAATCAAGTCAGAACTAGATTTTTTGAACCCCTAAAAGATATGGGTGTTAAGTGTATAGCCATATGCGGGAATCACGACACCTATTATAGAAATAATAATAGAGTAAACTCTTTGGAAGAATTGTTAACGCATTATCCCAATTGGCAAATTTATTCAGAACCTACGGAAATTATGATAAGTTCTGGTTGCGTGGCACTTCTTCCCTGGATAAATCCCGAAAATGAGGAAGCATCTGCCAAATTTTTGTCAGAGACAAGTTGCTCAATTTTATTGGGTCATTTGGAGTTATGTGGATTTCAGAGTATGAGAGGAGTTTTTGTGGAGCAGGGTTATGAATCAAAATACTTTGACAAATTTGAGTATGTTCTTACTGGGCATTATCACGTCAAGTCTAGTCGTGATAATATACACTACTTGGGCACACAGTACGAAATGGCTTTCTCGGATGTATGGGAAGAAAAGGGGTTTCATGTTTTCGACTTCAGTAGCCGTACACTATCGTTTGTTAAAAATACAAAAAAGCTTTTCTTTACGTTTGATTATTATGAAAGCAGACCACAAGAAATTGACTATAGCTCGCTCAAAGACTGCTATGTTAAGATTTTTATCAAGGAGCGTACTAAGGCTGCAGCTTTTGAAAAGTACATGGATAAATTTTATGAAGCAGGAGTTGCAGAATTGGCGGTAACGGAAGAAGTTACAACAAATCCAGAGTTGGTTGCTGTTGATATCCATAAAGATACCCTTCAGCTTTTACACGAAGAATTAGAATTAATAGACGACAAATCTATAAACAAAAATAAACTTGCCAAAATTGTAGATGAAGCGTATAATACAGCATTATCTAAGGATGAAGAGTGATAGAATTTTTATCAGTAAGATTTAAAAATTTTGGTTCCTTTGGTGCCAATTTTTCAGAAATAAATTTAAATACAAGAAAAACCACGCTGGTTACTGGAACCAATGGGCACGGCAAATCTTTTGCTTTGTTGGATTCTTTGTGTTTTGGTCTTTTTGGAAAACCATTTAGACCAATAAACATTCCACAGCTTGTAAATAGCATAAATGGTAAAACCTGCGTTGTTGAAATTGAATTCAACAAATCAAACAGCCATTATCTTGTTAGGCGGGGATTATCTCCAAAAACATTTGAAATTTATAAAGATAAAGAATTAATTGATCAAAATGCTAAGTCCAAAGACTACCAAGAAATGTTTGAGGAACAAATATTAGGTTTTGACTATTCTGCATTTAAACAAGTTGTAATTTTAGGTAAATCTAATTTTATTCCTTTCATGCAGCTTACACCTGCTGAAAGAAGAAAAATTATTGAAGGTTTGCTTGAATTAGACATTCTTGCAGATATGAATGTCTATGTTAAAGGACAATTGGGATCACTTAAAGTGTCTATTGCAGAACACGAAAGTTTAATAAAAATTGCACACGAAAAGATAAAATCCCAGAAAGAATTTATCGATCAAGTTAAAACAAGTAATGCAGATGATATAAAAATTTTAGAAGATAGAATAATACATTATCATCAACAAATTGACGATGATTCAAAAGAAAAAAATATTTTATTGAGTAAACATTTGACTTTACAAGAGCAGTGCAAAACAATAAAGAAAAAAATTGAATCACTCAAAGATGTCCCTTCAATGTTGCTCAAAGCAGAAACGTTGAAGGAAACAATTTTAGAAGAGATAAATGTTTTAGAAAAAAATGCAACCTGCAAATGCTGTGGTCAAACATTGCCCGAAGATCAAAGAAAAAAACATTTAGCAGAAAAAAGAGAAAAAGAAAAAAATTGTTATGAGGCTCTTAAAGTTGCTACAAAAAAAAGCAAAGAACTAGAAGATTTAAATAGTTCTTATTTGAAACTCTAACCAGAGTTAGAAACTCTTGCAAACGATATAAACGGATATAGCTATCGTATAGGTAATGCTGAATCAAATATAAAAATTTTGCAAAAAGATAAAAAAGAAAAAGAAGCATCCAATAATCTTAATACTCTATTGGTAAGCTTGAACGAATCAGAAGAGAAAAAAAATGAACTTAATAAAAAGCTTGAAACATTTATTCAAGAGCAAATTCACCATGATGTGGTTTACGATATCCTCAAAGATAGCGGCCTCAAAAGTCGCATTATTAAACATTATGTTCCCATCATCAATGGACTCGTCAACAAGTTCCTCGGAAAACTTAATCTTTATGTTGACTTCACAATCGATGAGGAGTTCAAGGAAACAATTAAATCAAGATACAGAGATTCATTTTCATATTCCTCTTTCTCTGAGGGAGAGAAACAACGCATCGACCTTGCCATATTGCTAACTTGGCGTGAAATTGCAAAAATGAAAAACAGTCTAAACTGCAATCTATTGATTTTTGATGAAATCTTAGACTCCTCTTTAGATGGTGCAGGAACAGAGTCTTTTTTGAAAATTCTCAATAAAATGAAAAACAAGTGTTCTATTTTTATCATAAGCCACAAAGCAGATCAGCTAACAGATAAATTTGATCAGAGTCTGCAATTTGAAAAGAAAAATAATTTTTCAAAGATTAAAGTTAATAGCTAAATAATATAGGTTATGGTTATCGATAAATATCAAGAAAAAAATCAGAACGGGCGTCGTCTGGTTTACAAAAAAGGGAGCACAGTACTGCACAATGGAGTTGTGTATGTATGTGTTAGGCGCACAGAAAACAGCCCACAAAAAGAACCAAAAGCTTGGTTGAATACAGGTTTTTTGGAACCTTATGAGGGAAATACCCCGCCATCCAAACCACTAGAAAATCAACTTTGGATAAACAACAGAGAAGAAGTTTTTATTTGGAAAAAAGAATTTGGAAATTATGGTTGGGTTAAGATTTGATTTGAACAAATTAGGAGATATAATAGAGTCATGAATGAAGACAGCTTTGAAAAGTTTACTAATCGCCGCAAGAACAAGCCCTCTGGCTTTAGCAAAAAGCAACAAAAAAGAAATAAAAGAGGTACCAGACACGAACAAAAGCAGCAGCTAAATGATTCTTTGTACAAAAAAGAATTTGATTAATTATAAAAAGGATTTATATTATGGAAACTGTGACCAAAATGAGACTATCTAAAGAAACTGTAACTATACTTAAAAACTTTGCTTCTATCAATTCAAATATTTTAATTAAGCCGGGAAAAAAGATACGATCAGTATCTCCTTCTAAAAACATTTATGTAGAAGCAGACATTCAGGAAGAGTTTGATGTTGAGGTTGCTATTTGGGATCTAAATCAATTCTTGGGTGTTATTAGCATGTTTAATAACCCAGATTTGGAATTCAACGAAAAGTATGTTGATATTTCAAATGGTAGATCCACTGTGCGGTATTATTATACCAGTGCAAATCTGTTGACCTATGCTAGTAAGGCTCCTAGGTTCAGCGACCCAATTATTACATTTGATCTTGACGAAGCTTTGCTTGCTGAAATACTAAAAGCAGCTAGCATTCTTCAGGTAAATGATATCAAGATTAGTGCAATTGATGGAAAAATTACCATTTTGGTTGATGATTCCCAAAACACAACTTCTAATAATTTTTCAATTGTAATTGAAGAAGATTATTCTGGACCGGATTACATTGGAAAATTTAATGTGTCTGAAATTAAATTTCTTCCTGGATCGTATACAATTGAAATTACCGACACCATTGTTTCTCGTTTTACACATGAGTCGGGAAATATTGCATACTACATGGCCATTGAGAAAGTGTGAATTTGAGCAATCCAAACAATTTAATCTGGGTCGAAAAGTATCGACCTAGTAAACTTTCTGATTGTATTTTGCCTGAAGATCTTTCTGGTATTTTTAATGGTATGATTGAAACCAAAAAAATACCAAATATGCTTTTTTATGGTAAAGCAGGAACAGGAAAAACAACTGTTGCTAAAGCTATTGCCAATGAATTGGGCATGGATTACATTCTAATCAATTGCTCGGAAGATAAAGGAATTGATACATTAAGAACAAAAATTAGGCACTACGCATCAACTGTTTCTCTTTCTGGAAATGGCAAACTTATTATTTTGGATGAGTTTGATTATGCGACTACCGCAATCCAAACCGGATTGCGTGGGGCTATAGAAGAATTTGCAAAAAATTGCAGATTTATACTTACAGGAAACTACAAAAGCAGAATTATCGATCCTTTGCAGTCTCGTTGTACGGGTATCGATTTTACTGTTCCGACCAAGGAAAAGGCCAGAGTAGCTACAGAAATTCTTGATCGTATAAAATTTATTCTTGACACCGAAAAGGTAGAGTATGAGGTTTCTGTTCTAGCCAATCTAATCAAGCGCCATTTTCCAGATATTAGAAGAGTTATTAATGAACTTCAAAAATACTCTAGTACTGGAAAAATTGATGTAGGCATTTTGTCCCAGGGAAGCTGTGATTCATACAAAGAACTTCTTACATTTATGAAGGCCAAAGATTTTGCTTCCTGCAGGAAGTGGGTTATGCAAAATATTGATCTTAACACCTCAGAGTTCTTTAAAAGGCTTTATAATGAATTGTACCTGGTTTTAAAGCCATCCTCTATGCCTAGTGCAATACTTATTATTGCAGAATATCAATATAAGGCAGCATTTGCAGCAGATCAAGAAATTAACACTATGGCTTTGGTAGTCCAGTTGATGATGGATTGCGAGTTTAATTAATGCGCCTTAAAGATTTTTTACAGAGTATTAATTACGACAAGACACCTCTGTTAGATGGGGATGAAAAGTCTAAAGAGCTTTACCCTCAGTATATTGTAAATAGGTGTTTATCTTTCTTTCCAGATACCATATTTCACGCCAATGAAATGAATTGTAACTGGGATCTAGATAAAAAAATGCAGTTTGATTTTCACCGGTTTTCTATAAGAAAAAAGAAAAGATTTAGCCCGTGGGTAACAAAACAAAAACAAGAAGATGTTGAACTGATAAAAGAAATATATGGCTACACAGAGTCTAAAGCTATAGAAGCACTAAATATATTGGGTCCAGGTGATTTGGATACTTTAAAAAAATCACTAGATAAAGGTGGAACCAAATAATTATAGGAATTTTGTCATGTCGGATATTTCTAAACGTGTTTTTAATGATGTTGGCGTACATGTAAAACTTTTTGATGATGAAGATTTCATGGTTGTTCGCGAAACTCTATCAAGAATTGGCGTATCGCCAAAAGGCAAAAAAGTTTTATATCAATCTTGTCACTTAATCCACAAGGACAATGTATATATAATAGCACACTTCAAAGAATTGTTTGCTCTTGATGGACTTCCAAGCAATATATCAGAAGATGATATCAAGAGACGAAATGCGATTATAAATTTATTAAAAGAATGGGAATTACTTGAAGTTGTTGATGAAGATAAAATAAAAGATAAAATGCCGATCAATGGCATTAAAATAATTAAATTTACAGAAAAAGACAATTGGGATTTAATTCCCAAATTTAACCCAGGTACACTAAGAAAGTTTTTTAATTCATAAGGATGACTATGCACAAATTAACATTAGCAATGATCGTAAAAAATGAGGCACCAAATATTGAGGAGTGCCTTCGCTCCGTTGTAAAGTATATTGATTATTATGTAATTGCCGACACAGGTTCCACGGACAATACAAAAGAAATTATCAAAAACTTTTTTGATTCTCATAATATACCCGGAGAAATATTGGACCATGAGTGGGAAGACTTTGGAACCAATCGTTCAAAAGTACTAAAATACTGCCACGGTTTAACCGAGTGGGCACTAATGATTGATGCCGATGATTTCATTCAAGGCGAATTGCCAGTAGAAAAATTTGATAATAATTTGGATGGTTATGTTGTTAAAATTGCAAGAGGAGCAATGGTCTGGTATAGAGCTCAAATTTTTAACTTAGGCAAAAAACTTTGGTGGTATGAAGAACCACTTCACGAATATGCCTGCTGTGAGCAACCCATGAATGTCCAAAAGCTGGAGGGTGATTATTCTTGGTATGTTCGTACACAAGGTTGCAGATCTAGATCTGTAAACAATGATAGAGAAAAATATGCTAGAGACTATTTCCTATTAAAAACTTATTTGGAAAAAGATCCAAATCAACCAAGAAAGCAATTTTATGCAGCACAATCTGCATTTGATGCCCATTTATTTGATGTAGCAGAAAAAGAATATTTGAAGCGTGTAACAATGGGCCAGTGGCCTGAAGAAATATTCTATTCTTGGATTAGAATTGGTATTTGCAGAGAACTTTTGGGTAGACCACTTCCAGAAGTAGCAGATGCATTTATGCAAGCATACGAAGCCCGCCCAAATAGAGCAGAGGCGCTTTATCATCTTTCGTGTGTTTATAGAAAATATAATAGACCAAGAAACGCTTTTATGGTAGCAGCTCAAGGTCTTTCTCTTCCACTGCAAAATGATGATATACTTTTTGTAGATAGATCTGTATATGACTGGGGTATCTTGGATGAAATAGCAACCACGGCATTTTATGTTGGTAAATTCCATATGGGTCTTGCCGCGTGTGAAAAACTTCTTTCAGAAAATTATATTCCAGAAGAACACCGAGAAAGAATCAATAATAATAGAATTATCTATATGAAGGCTATTGAGGAAATACAGAAACAACAACTAAAACCGGCTTTAGAACAACACAAAACAGTTGAGGAAAGTGTTAAAAAATTAGTAAACCAGACTACATTTACCAAGCCTTTAAATGAGCTGCAAGCAGTAAAACTTTAATATAAAAAACTCCTAAATATTTAATAATAGCCGATAATAGGCTATTATTTTTTGGAGACCAAATGGCTGCATCTTTTGATACTACAGTAGTCCAAGGAGATACTTTAAAGTGGGCAATGTATCTTACCGATAAAGGTGGAACTGCCTATAATCTTGCAGGATGCACGCTATCAATGCAAATTCGAAAAAGTTATTACCCAGCAACTTTGGTTTCTACAATTTCAACTTATGTTCCAGCTGGAACTGTTGGGACTGATTTTTCAGATGGAATAGCAGGGGGTCTTTCAGGTGATGCTACTGGGGGAACAATTTATGTTTGCATTGGTGCTACTTACACATCAAAATTTCCAACAGATACAACTGCCAAATATGATTTACAAATAATAAATCCAACTGGAAATACCGTAACAACAATTTTAAGAGGTTCTTTGACAATTCTTCCTGAAGTTACAAGATTATAATGGTAGATCCTTATCCACAATACCCAACTTTAATTGTAACTACACAACCGGATATTGTTATTGGTGGTGGTGGTTCCAGTGTTGCTAATAGGGGGCCCATTGGCCCAGAAGGTCCTCCGGGGCCAACGGGACCACTTCCAAGTGATTACGTTGTAGCATTAGATGGTGTGACAGGAAATATTGGAATCACTTCTGGCTCTGGTGTTTTGATTTCTAAATCTGGTTCTACATTCACAATTACAAATTCTGGTGTACGAAGTGTTAGTGTTCAGGCTGGATTGTCATTAGGTGGAACTCCCAACACCCCAATATTTCAAAATGATGGTGTTCTTAAAATTAATAATTTAAAAGGACTTATAGGATTAACAACTTCTGGAAACAATGTTTCAATTACAACCAGTGGAAATACTTTAACAATATCAGTTTCGTCGGGTTCTTTGGGTCCAACAGGCCCAACTGGAGCAACTGGTTCTATAAACATAAACGAACCACTATTCACCATAAATACAGGAATAACAAAATCTTCTTCTTTTACGTCTGGAACTAGCGGACTTGCTAGAAAAATTGTAATGTTAGCACAGGATGGAAGTTTGACTTTTGATTACATTAGAAATTATGATATTTTTAATCCATCAGATTTTGCTTTTAGCATAAGCAGTTTTACTACAACTCTTTCACAAACAAGTTTAATTGGATTAACTGCATTCAGCTTTAATGGAGGAAGTGTAAGTCTTTCTTATGGCTCAATATATCCGGCTACCGGATTGACACTTTCTATCAGTGGAAATGGATTTGGTTTCCCTGTAAATCCAGGGTCTCCCTACACATCTTATAATTTCTTGTCAACACAAGGAATAACTTATTCAACTGTTCCACAGACAACCACTTTAACAGCCACAGCAACTAACGGAACATCCCAAGCAACGTCAACACTTACTTTTAATTTTTATAATAATGTTTATTATGGTGTTAGCACAAATAGTGGAATTACCGGGGATCAAATAAATTCTACACTACAATCAGTGATTAGCAATACCAGAACAAGAACAATTGAAGTAACTTCTTCCACCAATGAATATGTTTATTACTGTTACCCAAGTAGATTGGGAGCAAGTTCATTTACAGTTGGAATTTTTTCTGGTGGATTTGAGCCAGTTTATACTTCCGGTGTTACAAGTGGAAATGGATATCACGAAACGTTTAACGTATATAGAAGCACAAATTCAAATTTAGGAACAGTTTCTGTTACTGTAAGTTAATATGCCAATAACAATAATAGATATTCTAAAACAAGCTAATAGAGCAGCCAACGTTTCTTTAAGTAGTTTTTTCCATCTATTGGATTCTGCTGATATTAATTTTAAAGTAGAAGGCATACAAGAAAATAGTTCTTTTACAACAGGTCTTACAGTTGGAAATAAGTATATTGTAAAAAATGTAGATGATCTTCCAGCAATTTTTGCTGGTGTTAGCCTTATTGCTGCAAACAATGATATAATTCAATATATCTCTGGTAATACTTTTCAACTTTTTCTAGACGTTTCAAATACTAAAACGGATGGCGGGGCAATTGCTTACAACGCTCCAACAGGAAGATTGTATTATTATGATGGATCAGCAACTTCTTGGAAAGAAGTTGGATCTGGATTGAGTGGAAATACTGGTCCAACCGGATCAACAGGAGCCACTGGTGCCACTGGTGCCACTGGTGCCACCGGTCCAACTGGTGCAACAGGTATAACTGGTGCGTCTATAACACAAATGTATATTCAGGGACCAACATTATATGTTGAAATTACAACATATTCTGGTACACACACAAAAGAAACAATATCTGTTGGAACTGTTCGTGGTGCTACTGGAGCCACTGGTGCCACTGGTGCAACAGGTAATCCCGGTATTCAGGGCAATACGGGAAATACAGGAAATACTGGAAATACAGGAAATACAGGATTAAACGGAGACATTTATTCTTCTTCATCTACAAGTACAGTCGATTTGTCTACAATGACAATTGGCCAAGAAGTATTTTTAAATGTTGGTCCCGATTTAGCTTATACTAAAGTCCAAAGTGTACTTGCAGCAAAAAGTTTAACTTCATACTTTATCGGCACCGTAGGAAAATATTTAAGTGGCACTGGTATGACTTTAACGGTTGAATCATTTACGGGTGCTGCTGCATTTAATGATTGGGAAGTAAATCTAGCGGGTGCAGTTGGTCAAAAAGGAGATCAGGGTGATCCCGGTATTCAGGGCAATACAGGAAATACTGGGGCAACAGGAAATACAGGTGCCCAGGGAACAACAGGAAGTTCTGTTACAAATTTTACTGTTAATGAAGATTATCAATTAGAATATGAAATTCAGCTATATTCACCAGATACAATAGTTTCTGGAGTTGCTGGATATGTAAGAGGACCAACTGGAGCAACCGGAGCCACTGGTGCAACAGGTGATCCCGGTATTCAGGGCAATACAGGAAATACAGGAAACACAGGAAATACTGGAAATACTGGAAATACTGGAGCAACAGGAAATACAGGTGCCCAGGGAACAACAGGAAGTTCTGTTCTAAGTTTTACTGTTAATGAAGATTATGAATTAGAATATGAAATTCAGAATTATTCACCATATACAACAGTTTATGGAATTGCTGGATATGTAAGAGGACCAACTGGAGCAACCGGAGCAACGGGTCCAGTTGATAGTTA